GTTTACTGTAGTGAAAGCCTAATGAGTTATAGCCCCACCCACGGGGTTGCCCTAACCCGTACCCACTTATGTTGTATTGGCTGATTATGTTTACAGCCTGCAGCGCCATTGGCCCGCTCATTTCGTCAAGCATGATTACGGGCATAGCGCACTACCTACGTTGCCGTATGTTCCCAACTACCGTGCAACGGGCTTAGGGCTTGGCCAGTCAATGCCGGCACCGCGTAAACGGTTATTTAACCTTGCTCGTAAAATTCAAAACTTGCAACTTGACCGGGAAACCTTTGCTTGTATTGGTTAAACGCCACTATTGCGTACTCTCTCGTGCGCCATTCTTCGCTGTACAGCGCGCACCCTAAATGCTCTGCTAATTCATGCACCATGTCGGCTAGTTCGTCTTGTTTATTAGTGTCCATGTTTCACCTCATGCTGTGGCTAAAAACTTTATAATTACTGGCATTTGGTTAGGTCGCCATACCTGCACTATGCAGGCTGACAAGTCCAACCGGTCTAACCATTGTTCTTGTTGTTTGCTTAAACGTCCTGTGTCGGTTTTAAGTTCCGCGAAAACTAGCACACCCTTAGCGTTAAGTAGCACTAGGTCGGGGAAACCGCTATTACCTTGTATGTATGTTGCCCATTGGCCGCGCCTGTTCATTGCCGGTAGGTCATGGTGTACAAACCACCCGTAACGTGTAGCAATATCTATAACGCTGTTTTTAAATGCGGCTTCTAGCATTAGTCGGCTTTGCTGCTAGGTAATGCTTTTAGTGCGTCAATCATTTGCGTAGCCTGTTCAGGGCTTAACGTTTCAAGTGTCACGGCGTCGCTGTTAAGTGTTACGGCTATGTAGTCATGTAACGCGGCTTCGTCAAACCCGGCACCTTTGGCCAATGACTTTATAAAGTAAACCTGTTTTTGGCTTGCGCCTTTAGGGTGGCTTGTGGCCGTTTCGCGTCGTATCGGTGCTATCTGTGCGTCCGGTTTCTTTGGGTCTTGGCGCGCTTCTATTTCGTTACGTGAAGCAATGCTTTTACTAATGCCAAACCCCATATAGCCAAGTGCGCGGCCTAACGCTGACGTCATACCAACCATAAATTCGCTGTTTTTTGTGTATGGCGTTTTGCCGGGGTATGGTTCGGCTGCGGTGGCAATGCTTGGGATTAGGTCGGCAGCGTCGCGCCAAACCGTAATGGTGCAACGGTAAAAGGTGCTTCCGTCGGGCATGGTTACAACCTCTGCGGCTGTTTCTTGTATGCGTAAATCGGGATAGCGCTTTAATGCTTCCGCTAGGCGTGTTGGTACGTCTACGTAATTATCTATGTTAAATGCCATGTTTGTATGCCGCCTTTTTGCAGGTTCCGGGGTGGAAATATAAAGTACGTTGGTGCGTTTTATTCGCTTTGTAGGCGTATGTAGTAACGCCGCATTTGGGGCACGGTCTCACGTCGGGTTTGTCTTTCATGTCGGGTTATATTGCTGCAGGTAATGTACTCATTGCGTGTAACAAGGTTTGTGGTGTTTTAAAACATGGCAACGGCATATAAGGCGCCCACCGGTCTACTTGCATAGTTTCATACAACGTATTCCAACCGCGCAAAACTACCGCCTTGTTTTCTTTGTCCAAGGTTGCTAGCACGTATATTGCGGGTTTGTCAAAATCCCGTGTAAGTAAACAACCGTCCGGGCGTGGTGTTGTGCGTACTTCGTAACGTCCTACGTCGTTTGCTTTAGGGTTGTACGGTTCGTAACCCCAATAAACGTTTAAATGTTTGGCTAAAGCGAATTCACCTAGCGCGCCTATTTTGTCGGGCAACGTGTTTTTAAATTCGCCTACAAACCGGTCTTGGTGTTTGTTGCCTTTAGCGTTTTCGTGGCGTAGCGCGGCTACTGCGTATGCGTAGTCTATTTCCGTCGGGCTTAAATAAACAGTTGCCACGGTTAGCCGCCCAATGCCTCTATTGCTTCGCTAACGGCCTGCCATGCGTCCTGTTGGCCGCTTAAATCTAGGTCTACTGCTAAATGCTTTAAACGTGCAATTAGTTCGGCGTGTTTAGGTTTGTACGGAATATGTGCGGGCCTGCATATTTCGTCTATTAAATCAAATACTGCCATTTGGTGCTTGGCCATTGCGTTTGCTGTTGGGTCTAACATACGTCGGGTTTCCTCACTTAGTCCGTATTCGGGATAGGGCTGTTCTTGCATTACTTACTTGTAGACCATGGTAGCCAACCGGAGTTATGCCAAATAGCAACCATGGCGCGTGTGTTTATTGTTGGGTCGTATAGGTCGTCACAGGTTTGCAATATGCCTTTAGCTTGTAACCAACCGGTAGGCCAGTATTCGTTTGGTACGCACCAAGCCCCGTTAATTTGGTAAATCCCACGTGACCCACCTTTTACGTCGGTTGAGTTAAACGCGTCACTTGTGCACCGGCTCTCTCTAACTGCCACGCGTAGAGCCGTTTCTAGTTCGCTTGGCGGTAATCCCTCGGCTAGGGCTAATGTCGCAACCTGCGTGCAGGTAGTGACCAATGCGGGCAACGTGGTTGTTGTGGTTGGCGGCAATGAGGCAACTACTATTTGTGGGGTTTGGGTTGGTGACTGTGCATTACCCGGGCTGAACAACACTAAAACGCCTGTAATTAGGCCTATTAAGCCTGTGGTTATCTTGTGTAAAATCATTTTGCTAACTCCATTTGGTAGGGGTTTCCCCATGTGCCAGTAGCGGGGCTTTTAAAAACAAGTTGTACGTGAAGCACGTCGTTTGTTTGTGGGTTTCGGAAAATTTGTACCATGGCTTTTTGCCCGGTGGCAAGTGAGGTTATAAAACACTCATAGTTAAAGAATTGAATTTCATTCATGGTAAAAGGCTTTCCGTCGGTAAAGAAAACCCTAGCGAACCATTGTTACGCGGTTGTGGATACCCCAAACACCGCTTGAAATATGGTTTTTACGGCTTCGGGATTATCTGCCATAGCCGGCGATAGTTCTACGTGCCACCAATCGCCACCGGGTGCACCGGAAACGGTTTTAGTTTCGTACGCTTTCCACGCCTGACGGTCACAACGCCAAGCCCTGCCAAAAGGTTGTGGCCAATAGTCAATAATCATTTGCACACCAAGTTTGTTTGCATTAGCTACCACAACGTCTATAAACGCTTTAGAGACCTTGCGGCCCTCTGCTACGCCTTTTGTGTCCATCTTGCGGTATGACAAGTCCATAGCGCGCCCTGTTGCGTGTACCGACATTGTGCCGGGCTTTCCTTTAACGTCTCTTTGCCCGAATGTGCCATTATTCCAACAGGCACCGTTTGACCATTTGGCAGCTTGTCTTACCCATTCCTCGGTACCGGCACGTTTGCCTTTTGCCGGGCCGTCGCTGTTACCTATGTAGTCGCGGCTGCCGGGTACACCGGCTTGGGCTTTCGCCGTCATTTTTTTACGCCGTACGCGCTGTCTTTAGGGTTAGCCCAACGCATAACAGGCGGAATAAGCGCGGCAATGCCGGCTTTAAGGTAATCGGTTGGGTTGGTTGCGCCAGTCAAATATACCGCTACAACAGCGCCAACTACAGAACGGCCATATGAAGCGGCCATTAGTTCTAATTGTTTTTTCATTTGTGCCCCTCTATGTGTCCGTCTATTTTTTGTTCTATTCGGCCAAGTGTGTTGTGTACTTCGCCATGGTCTTTGCGGTTTTCGCTGCCGATTTTGCTAATGAGTGCCACCAACACAGCGAAACCACCACCGACGCAAGCAACCATAATTTGAGTATCCATGACATTAGGCCAACAACTCGGGCGGTGCTATATATTCCGGAGTTACAAACTCCCCATATTTGCCAAGGGTAACGTCGTACGTATATTGAATACCGGCGTAAGTACCTCTAAAATTGTTGTTATAAGAAGTTTGCAGCCATGTTCCAACTAAACCTATAGAAGCAATAAACGCTTGGCCTATTGGTTCACTTTCGGGAAATGGCAAATTGTCGCACTCGGCATTATCTATTACAATTACATCTATTACCGTGTTGGTTTCGTCTATTTGCGCAAAGTGTGCCATTAGAAGGTAATGCTTCCTGAACCTGTAAACGTATAAACTCTAAAACCGCTTGGGTTTGTTACGGTTGGTGAACCGGTAGTAGAAGTTGCTAATGGGAAACTGTCCGGGTATCGCAAAATTACAACACCGCTACCACCGCTTCCACCGGCTGACGTTGCATAACCTCCGCCGCCTCCACCGCCTGTATTTGTTGTGCCGTTAGTTCCAACTCCTGAAGCCGAACCGGCACCGCCGCCGTCTGTTGCAGTTCCACCACTTCCGCCGGTAATAGTTCCACCGCCACCACCGCCCGCACGGCCAACAGCCGAACCGGTAATAGATGAACTTAAACCGGCACCGCCCGCGCCACCGTTGCCCGGCGCATTTTGTCCAACAGCACCGGCGCCACCACCACCGCCACCGCCTACAGCGCCAGTACCTATACCGTTGCCACCGTTATTGCCTTGGCCGGCAGGTGAAGCCGAACCGCCTGCACTTCCTTGGTTTCCACCGCCACCCGAACCACCATTCTTACCTACTCGGTCGGTACCTGAACCACCGCCACCGCCACCGGTTGAAGTAATGCTAGAAAAAACAGAGTTTGAACCGTTGCTACCCGCAACAGGTTCGCTAGTTCCGCCCGCACCACCGGCACCTACGGTAACCGTGTAAGTAGTTCCGCTAACGACTGCAAGTGAGTTAGTTAGATAACCGCCCGCACCTCCGGCGCCACCACCACGATAACCACCACCGCCACCGCCTGCAATCACTAGGTAATCAACGGCTGACAATGCGCCCGCGCCTACTCCTGACAAAATCTGCATAATGTTAAGCGCTTAAATTTCCTACAACTACCCAAGTATCGGTAGCAATTTTGCAACAAGTAGCTACCGCATATTGGGCCGACGTTTTTAATCTAGAACCGGGGCTACGTAGAGTTACACCGGCACCGGCAGCAATGGTTACTTGTCCTGCGCCTAGTTGCATAAAGTTTATTTGTGTGCCAATACCGTACGCTACGGTTCCGTTTGGCGGAATAGTTACCGTAATTGCTGAAGCGTTATCCAAAGTAACTAGTTTTCCGTCGTCACCCAAAACCGTGGTATAAGTTGTCGTTGTTATCGCGTTTAAGGCAATCATAGAAACGGCCAAGTTTGTGCACTCTGCAGCCGTTAAAATTTGCCCTGCTGTAAAACTCTCACGTGTTGCCATATTTCCTCTATCCTAAAGCATTTGTTGTGTCTAATGTGCCATATGTTGCGTCGTCTAAAATCAGTTCATAAACAATAGTTGTAGGGCTAGTAAATAAACGTACCCTATGCCCGGTAAGGCTTATTTCATGTTCTATACCCTCTACCGTTAATTCTTGGGCAAGTGTCGTGGTAGTCGTACCGGTTATAAAATTCTTTTCAATACTAATAGTGTCGGCTATATCTATTACGGCTACTGTGTCGCGTTGGGCGTCGGTTAAAGCACCAAATACGGTTTCTACGCTGTTGTAGCGGGCTTCCGGGTATGGGTCTAAAAGGTATATTGCAGCGTCGGTTAGTTCTGTATCGTCTAAAAGGCTGTTAGTAATGCTGTTGGTTTGAATAAAAAATATGCCTTGGCTAGTCAAATCGTTTGCCGTTGCTATGGCTTCGCCAAGGTTTTGTACTAATGCACGGTTAACTACGCTGTCAGCTTCAAAAGTAATACCTAAATTATCGTAAGGTATTTCTGTACCGTCGTCGTGGAAATCGGCAACACTCCCCGAAAGAGTCGTAGATACTCTCGGCGTAAAAGTAAGCACCCCGGCACGTGACATAAACAAACGGCCAAACTCTGCGGTTTGGTTTATTTGGCTTAAATAACTTAATACGTTGGTACCTGCCGGCACGGTGTACGCGGCGTCGTGGCCTAGGTCTACGGTACCCGGGTCAATGTTTCGCGCTGCACCTGCCGGGTAATTTACTTCGGGTAGGTCTAAAACTGTGTTTATGCGTTGGCCGGAAGTTTCTACCCCTACGTTTAATTCGTCCATATAGGTTTGACTAAGCAAATAAAAATTGTCTGAACAATAGACGGTTACGGTATCTATACCGTCTAAACTAAAGTTGTAGTCATAGTTAACAACTTTTCCACGGTACAAATACTCCGGGTTATCGGCTTGGTTGTATCGGATAAGCGCTACGTTTCTTAATGGTGCTAAACCGGGCAAGGCTTCCGGCGTGTTATAAAACGGGCCGTTTTCATCAAACGGGTTAAAAATTCCGTCTACGTCGTTAATTGTAAAAGTCATGGTGCCGGCGCTGAATTGGTCGCCTATGTCTTGTCTGCCTCTGCGGACGCTTATTTGTAAAGTGCTTTCCGTTACGTCGGCAAAATCTGTGGTAGGCCCCAATGGGTATACACCGTCTAACAAACCTTTAATGTCGCTATCAAGTTGAAAACTACCTACGTCGTAGCCTGTGTCAACTAATAGGGAATAGTTACCGGCTTGGACAATTGCGCTACCGGGCATTAGTACCTACCCGATATTGGCAATTCTAGTGGGCCGTTCTGTCGTGCAAAGGCACGTAGCCCGTCGTTTGTTACGCGGCCTATTTCGGCTGCGGTTGCCATTCCACCGGTTACGTTTACCGTGTAGGTGTTTCCGCCGCGCGCTGCTTTAGCTTCAGCGACGCTAGCAATGCTTGCTTTAGTTGGTGCCGGTGTAGCAACGGTTTGGCCTGCAGTTATTTTGGTAAATGAAATGTCTGTCTGTGCTTGACCTAACAAGTTTTCTAGGCGCTTAGTTGTAAGGTTTGGGTTTTGTAAAATCTTTTCGTATTTAGCTAAAACGCTTTCAAGTCCTGAAACTAGCGCTGTGCCTTGGTCTACGCCCGCTTGGTAAAAACGGCTTGCACTATCTAGGCCTAGCTTGTCTGCTACCTCTTGTACGGTGGAAACAAGGGCGTTAACGCCGTTAGGGCCTGTAATAGCTTCCTGCCCGCCTGCTACTAATTCGGCTGCAATGGCAGCGCCCGCTTGCGCACCGGCGTTTAATACTTCGCTAAGGGCTTGTTCACTAAGGCCGCGCTGTAGCAATAGGTCAACATTGGTTGCGTACTGTTTTACCCCGGCTACTTGGTCGCGCAAGCCTGCTAGGAAACCTCCGCCAGTTTCTATGCCTGCGTCTTTAGCGTCGGCAAAACTAAAACCCTCTTTAATTCCGTCGGAAACGTTTTTGCCAAAATCTGTAAACGCGTCTTGTGCGTCTTTTAATTGGTCTTTAGCGTCGTTTAAAGCGTCTGCCAATTTGTCTTTAATGACGTCGTATAGTTCGCTAATTTTTTTAGAAGCGCCGCCTATTTTGTCGTCTAATCCTGCAGCCTCTTTTTTAGCTGCACCGGTTGCGTCGGCTAAACGCATGGTTTGTTGGGCGCTGTATTTTAAGTTTTCGTTATACGCGCCTATTGTTTTTTCGTCGGTAAAGGCTTCGCGTAATTTTCCAAGACCATACCAAATTTGGCTTAGAGGATTGGACATATTCTTTAAAACGCCAATAAAGCCGGTTAACTCATTACCGCTATTTTTTACCGGTGTTGGTAGTTTTTCAAAAGCTTGCGCCAAAAACGTTACATTTTGTGTAGCAACTTTTGCTTGTTCTAAAAATGCGGCACCAAACTTGGCTTGTAAGTTTTGAAACGTTGCCGACAATGTTCGTGTGCTGTTGGCTAAGCCGTCGCTTGTGCGCATAAAGTCGCCTTGCGCGTCGCCCGTTTGCTTATAAATTGCGGCTTGTGCGGCCAAAATCTTTTGCTGTGCTGTTAACGCGCCTTTACCGTCGTAAATTCCTAAGGTCATTGCCTCTTGCTTTAAGGTTGCGTCATTAAGCAAAACACCAAAACGGCGCAAAGGTTCAGCCTCGCCACGCAATGCGGCACCAATAGCTTGTACGGCTTCCTCGGGTGAGGTGTTGTTAAACGACGCTAGGTCAGTAGCAAGCGTTGTAAAATCGTTGCTAAACGTTGCTAAATCTACGCCGGATAAACCTGCAGCTTTACCAAACGTGCCAAAAGCACCGGCAGCGTTTAATACGGCTTGTTCAGATTGGCCCAATTCTTTGGCGGCGGTACGTGCAAACCGTTCTACGTCTTTAGCACCACGGCCAAATATAACGTTTACTTTGCTTAGGCTTTCCTCCATGTTGGAAGCGGCTGTAATAGCCGGGCCTATAACGCTTTTAACGGTGCCAATTGCAAGACTAAAACCGCCTACAGCGCCTGCAACAGTTTTGGCGCTAGTTCCGAAACTCTTTAATTGTTTGTCGGCTGCCTGTACCCCGGTATTAACAAACGAGGTAATAATAGGTATGTTAATTGCCATTATTTGTACCTCTGTTTAAGTTGCTTATTTGTC